TGTCGTTTATTGTTAGATGAACTAGAGGACTTTTAATATGCGTAAATATGTAACTGAAATGCTTGAATTAATTCAAGCAGATCCAAAGAAAATTGAATTATATAAAGGTGATGCTGTTCTAAAATTAATTTTTGAATATGCATTTGAAGAAGAAAAGAAAATGATTCTTCCTGAAGGCACGCCACCATATAAAGCTGCAGTAGAACCATTGGGTATGACCCCAACTAATCTGTTTAGCGAAATGCGTAGATTATATGTTTTCTGCAGAGCAGATTTGAAGCCAATCAAGCGAGAAGGATTGTTTATCTCAATGCTTGAGGGTTGTCATCCAAGCGAAGCAGAAGTCTTGATTGCAGTCAAAGACCAGACACTACATAAAAAATATCCAAAGATCACTAGAAAATTGGTAACTGATGCTGGGTTTATTCCTCCAGTTATAAAGAAAGCCAAAGAAAGTGCGACATCTTGAAGACGACGACAGAGATTTTATTTTATTCCTTCTAAGTTTGGAAGAAGATGAGTTCAAGATGATGTTGAACTCAATGGACGAACGAGAAGCCATGATTGTATTAAATAATATTCAACTTGCAAGAGAAGAATTGTTTGATGACATGATGGAGAAAGAAGGAATGAAAGCAGCAGAGCAAGTGATAACCAAAATCAAAAACCTTTAATTATGGAGTTTATATTATGCCTAATTGGTGTGACAATACATTAACAATTACCCATCCAGATAAATTAGTAATCGATGCTATCGAAACGGTATTAGCCGATAAAGATAGTAAAGATGGCTTATTCAACCACATTTACCCAAATCCGAGTGGAGAATGGGATTATGAATGGTCAGTAAATAATTGGGGTTCTAAATGGGATGCTGGTGTTCATGATTGGGAACGTCAAGATGATAATACTATTTGGGTATCATTTGACTCTGCATGGTCACCACCAATTGCTCTGTATGAATTTATGGAAGACAACGGATATACTGTAGAAGCAATGTATTGGGAATCTGGTGTTGGATTCTGTGGTGCTTGGCGTGATGGTTATGACGACTACTATGATTATGATATTAGCGATCGCGATTCACTAGAACAAATTCCAGAAGATATCTTAGACTTCACTGCGCTAATGGACAGACACGAAGATTGGATTGCTGAAGAGCAAGCAGAAGAAGAATATCAAGAATACTTAATGACAGTTACTGATTGGTATCCTGTTGATGTTAATCCTGAACGTGTTGGCGAGTACGAGGTTACTGAAAAAGATTCACCTAATTGGCCATTCTACAAGAAAGTTCTTTGGGATGGAAAGAAATGGACTCTCGATGGTAAGAAATATAAAGTTGGCAAATGGCGTGGTTTGAGAGAAGATCCTAATGAAACAAAAGTGGATTGAAGCATTTATGGACACTGCGGAGAGATTCTCCCAGTTGTCTAGTGCGAAACGATTACAGGTCGGTGCGGTTGTCGTAAAAGACAATCGTATCATCTCAATTGGATATAATGGAATGCCATCTGGTTGGACAAACGAATGTGAGAACATCATGCAACATTCAGATGACACAGTAACAACAGTGACGAAAGATGAGGTTATACATGCTGAAGCAAATGCAATTATCAAATTGGCTCGTGATGGTGAATCAGGTAATGGCTCCAGTTTATTCTGCACTCATGCTCCTTGCATTCATTGCGCTAAATTAATTCATGGTGCAGGTATAAATACAGTGTATTACCGTAATTCATATCGTGATACAAATGGAATAGATTTTTTAACTAAATGTGATATAGGAGTGTATAATGTTTCAAACGAAATTTTATGAAAGAGCAATGCGTAGTTTAGGTAAGGTTGTTACTTGGCGCATTATAGTAACAATTACGAACTTCATTGGTGGTTATCTTGCATCAGGTTCTTGGGTGGTTGGTTTGGGTGTTGTTTCGTTCGCTCTCGTAGTCAATTCAGTCATGTATTATTTCCATGAACGTGCGTGGAATCGTATTGACGCAGGAAAAGAAATTAAGGGAGAGTAATGACTCCACTTATTAAAGGATGGGTTTGGAACATTCCATTTTACCCTTGTTTAATTCATGAGAATACCAGAATGTTGAAAGATATATTCTGGTATGATTCATCACAAGAAGATGCGTTCATTCATTATACAGATGCTTATGAAATATTGATTCCAGAAAGTTTTATTAATTCACCATTATATGCTAAAAAATATATTCGTGATAATAAAGAAAAAATTATTGCTAATCATGATTATGTAATCACTACAGATAATTGTGGAAGATGGTGGTTACGTAACCAATTATTGCCAGTAAGATTACGACTAGGTGAGTGATGATTAGAAATTGTTATATACATAGGTTAAGAACTGATAAGATCATTGAATCCCCAAAACTAGATCCATATAAGTCTAAACAATTTGATACTTTATTACCAATCTACCAAAAGTTAAATCTAGAGCAGTGGGATGAACTGGCTTCTAAAGTACATCAGGGTAATATGGATATGTTCCAGGACAGGACTAAGACATTACCGCATTATCTTAAGATGGCTGAGTATGAACCACTACCAGAATATAATTCATCGTTTAAAAAACCATTCAGTCAAATATGTATAGAGACTGCTGAAAAATTAGTTGCAACAGGCAAAAAGATAAATGTTTCTTGGTCTGGTGGATTAGATAGCACTACCGCACTATTCGCTCTTATGCAAGTTGCTGATCCAAAACAATTAAAAGTCTTCTGTAACTATGGTTCAATAATTGAATCAGGTAATTTATTAGAGAAACATATTGTTCCAAGAGGTATTGATGCTCATCTATCAGTACCACTGATGACCCCAGTATTTGATGATGGTTTAGTTGTTAGTGGTTATCTTGGTGATCAATTATACGGTAGATACTTTACACTAAAACCAGAAGAATTTACTATGGCTTGGGAAGATTATCTAACACATGATCAGGTAGAATTGATAGGTTCTATGCTCGATAAATGGCCAGGAGAACCAGTAAAAACTGTTCCTGAGTATTTGTCTTTCATAGAATTAAATACTAAATGGATGATGGGTAAAACAAATAGGCAACGTGCTCTTCCAGGTCCTGAACGATTCGTTGCGTTTTATGATAATGTTGATTTCCAGAAATGGTCTATTGGCAGGTATGAGGAAAAGTTTCTTTCTCCTGATCCAAAGACTTATAAGTGGGCATCAAAAAAGTTTTTAAAAGATTGCGGCTTAGAATTCTATGCTGCAAATAAAGTAGTCCAAACATCCCACTATCATATTGTTGATCATGAGTGGGTCATGGATTTAACTAATGGAACTTCACTTTATAGAAAAGATTTTATATAAGTAGTGTATAATCCCAGCGTTTAATAGCCCAGCCGCAATGGTTCGCCAGCGTTAAACAACCCAGCGATTAGTTCAAAACTAAATTTATCAATTATCAGGGAGAACTCTCATGAAGAAGAAATTCAACGATTGGCGTCGCCGAAGCATTATCCGACTAATTAGTTGGCGTATTATCGGTGGCTCTACAACAGCAGCAATTGTATATTTTGTAGCAAAATCTGGTGCTTCTGCAGGTGAAATTGCAAGTGTTATTTTTGTATGTCAATTTACTATTAATGCATTAATGTATTATATCCACGATCGTATTTGGAATATGTCGCAGTGGGGACGTGAAGTTATTTTAGAAGATGGTACTACTATTACACGTGCTGAGTATTTAACTAAATTTGATGCAGATAAACAATGAAAAAGTTTTTGATACTGATGCTAGTTTCTGCATCTGCCTTTGCTTGGGAACCTACTAAGCCAGTTGTAGTTATGATTCCAACTACTGCTGGATCAGGTAATGAAATGGCTGCACGTAGTTTATTTAAAAATATACCAAATGTGAATATTGTTATTGAAAATAAACCAGGTGCTGATGGTAACATTATGGTTAAGGAATTATTTGAAGCAAAACCTGATGGTTATACTGTTGGTATTCCATCCTGTGTTAGTGCTTTCTTGTTTTCTGATTCGCACTTTCCACAGTTAGTTAAACAATCTCCCATGAACCTTTCATTGATTGCCAACATTGGTAAGAGTCCAATGGCATTTGTTGCAAATTCTAATAGCCCAGTTAATACTGTACCAGAACTAATTAATGCAGTTAAAACTAGAAATGTAAATGTAGGGGTTGGTGGTTCTGCTCACTTTCTTGCATGGACATATTTTATGGACAAAGTTGGTGGGGATGAATCAAAAATAGTAGCTGTTAACTATAAAGGTCCAAATCCAACTATTGCTGATGCTGCAGCTGGTGTAGTTGAATTTGCTGTAGTACCTATTGCTGTTGCTAATACATTATTGCCTACAGGTAAAATTAAATTAATTGGTATTGCTGGTGAAACAAAACTGGCTGGTATTTCCAAAGATATTCCATTGATGAATCAATATGCAAAAGGATTGAATGTGTATGGCTGCTGGAATGTAGCATTACCACCAAATACGCCAAAACCTATCGTTGACTACTATAGAAAGGTTGTTCTTGATGCAGTAAAAAGTGATGAGTATAAACAGTTTATGGAAAACAACTACATTTTTGTGATCAAACCAGAGGCAGTTGTTCAAGATATGGAAAGTTTAAGAAAACAATGGCTTCCATATACTAGTAAAATGCCTGCGCCCAATTGATATGAAATATATTTTTGTTGCTGGTGCTCCAGG